GCGTTGGTTGTGTCACCCGCAGGTGTTTTTAATGCTTTGGTAAACTTTTCGTTAAGTTCGTCAAGCGCTACTTTTGTGCTTGATAGCTCTTCCTTAAGCTTTGTTAGCTCGGCTGACTCTTCGGCTGGCGGGGCTGTTTCTTCTTCGCCTTCCACTTGAGTGGCTGAGAATGAATCAAGCTTTGTGGTTAGGCCGTCTAGCTTTTTGCCAAACTCTTCAAGCGGTGCGCCGAGTGCATCTTTTAATGCATTGGCTAATTGTGTTTCGTTCATGTCGGGATCTTCCTTAGTGAATAGTCGTTTGAAAAAGGGTTTTTTAGGTGTGTCGATAGGCTCACATGACCCTAAGTCAACGGTTAATAAAGAGACTTCCGTGTCGCCTGCTTTGCTCTTACTACTGAAATGGATGCGGTCGGTGTAGCAGCTTGCTGGGTAGTCGGTAACAGCTAGGCCGGTTAGGTAGGTTTTGCCAGTGCCCATGAAGTCGCGGCTAATTTCGATGCTAAAATATACAGCTTGGTCGGCTTTGTTTAATGCTACAAACCCTTGATTGGGCGCGAGTACTGCGTATAGGCACACTACGCCTTCTTCGTTTTCGTATGCTTCTACGCTTACTACGTCGCCTAGCATTCCTGGTATGTCTACGTTGTGTAGGTTTTTAGCGGCCCAGCCTGACCAGTTAAATTCGTGATCGAGGTTTATGCGTGCGCCATACTTGCGGGGGTTGTAGGTTTCTACTATGTCGGCTACGTCTTGCTCGGTGATTTCGCGGCCGTCGACGGTCATGCCAACAGCGGCAATAGAAAGTGGTTTTGTGCGTAGTTGACCTGGCATATAAACAAACCTTTTAAATGTTTTTTAATTAAGCTTAATGCTTTAAAGTAACTGCAGTTTGCACCCTCCTTTTGCACCTTTCCAACGGTTTAACTTTTTGAAATTCCTATATTTAACTTTTAGGAATGGGCAGGTTTATAACAAACAGATTACGTGCTTTATTACTAATACACTGCCGCCATGGATTAATTAATGTGGCGCAATATGAAGGCTAACTACGGACCAGACGTACGCAAAAAAGCACAGGATTTGTATGTTGTTGAGGGCTATACCTACGAGGAAATAGCTGATTTAGCAGGCATGCCAAGTGCGCGCAGCGTTAGGCGTTGGTCTGAGTCTGAGAACTGGGCTGACATGTGCCCAACATATAATGCCGAAATGGCGTTTAGCCGCCGCATTAATTTGTTAGCCGATAAAGACAATAAAACCGATGCTGAATATAAAGAGCTAGATTTTTGCACGCGCCAATTATGTGCACTAAATAAAAGCAAGCTTGCGCCTGCCCCTAAGCAACGCGCTAACAACGACGACACTGCTGCTGGCAATAGTGGCGGCAGTGGCAAAAAGTCGAAGAAGAAAAAGAAAAATGATTGCTCTGGCATTACGCTTGAAATGCTTGACGAGCTTAAAGACAAACTTCTTTATCCCCACCAAAAACATTGGTTTGAAAACCAAGATCACCGCGCCCGCTTTATTTTAAAGCCCCGTCAAATTGGGGCTACTTTTTACTTTGCATTTGAAGCCTTTTACGATGCGGTTATTAATGGCCGCAATAAGATATTTATATCGGCGAGCCGCGACCAGGCGGAAGTATTTAAAGCTAATATTGTGGCGCTGGTGCGTGAGCATTTTAATGTTGAGCTGACCGGTTCACCAATGGTGCTAAATTTGGCTGGCGGCAAAACTGTTAAGCTTATTTTTAAAAGCACTAATGCGCGCACTGCACAATCGGAAAGCGGCGACTTATATATAGATGAAGTTTTTTGGATCCCTAAATATAAGAGCTTGCGCGGGTTGGCGCAGGCCATGGCAACGCATAAGCATTTACGAATAACCTATTTTAGTACGCCGAGTGTTACGAGCCATGAAGCGTATGACCACTGGAACGGAAAGTGGTACCGCAAAACAAAAGCCTGTAACGACCCTGAATTTGCGATTGATGTTAGCCATAAAAGTTTAAAAAATGGCAGGCTTTGCGAAGATGGCATTTGGCGACAAATGCTTACTGTGTACGATGTGGTTACCAGCGGGTTTGACCGCATTGACATTGGCGTGCTTGAAAACGAGTACAGTGTAGATGAGTTTAATAACTTGTTTATGTGTAAGTTTATTGATGATGCGCACAGCGCGTTTAACCTCAAGCAGCTTATGAACTGCGTGGGCGATTCGACCAAGTGGCCTGACTTTGATTTAGATTACGAACGCCCTTACGGGTTAAAGCCGGTGGTGATTGGTTTTGACCCTGCGCGTTTTGGCGACAAAGCGAGCGTAGCTATTTTAAGTGCGCCAATGAAGCCTGGCGAAAAGTTTTTGCTGCTTGAAGCAATTGATTTAAGCGGTAATGATTTTGAAGCGATGGCAAGCGAAATAAAACTACTTACCGAAAAATACAACGTTGTGCACATTGGCGTTGATACCACTGGTATTGGTTACGGCGTGTGGGAGCTTATTACTAAGTTTTACCCTAACGCCGAGCCAATACATTACAACCCTATTATTAAAAACCGCATGGTTATTAAAGCAATTAACGTTATTCAAAACCGACGCCTTGAGTTTGATCAAGACGCTGTAAACATTGCTAGCTCGTTTATTAATATTCGCCGCAAAGTTGTTGGCGATCAAATTACATATGCCACTAACCGCACAGCTACTACGGGCCATGCCGATATTGCGTGGGCAATTATGCACGCCTTGTTATTTGAACCTCTGGACGGTAATGCCCACAGCCGCCAAACATCTGTAGGAATTGCAGCTTAATGAAACCACGATTACAAGTAAGCAACGGCCAAGCGCCTAATTACAACCAACGAACTGCGGTGACTGATGCGTTTAGTTTTGGCGACCCCGAGCCGTGCTTAGATAACAGACTAACAGATTACGTTGGTGTATTTAGTGACAGCAACGGTATTTATGCGCCGCCCATTAGTTTGCAGGGTTTAATTAAACTGCTGCGCGTTAATGCCCAGCACGGACCCATTTTGTATTTTAAGCGCAATATGATTTTAAAATGGTATAAGCCCAACCCGCTGTTAAGCCATCAAGCATTAAGCAAATTTGGCTTTGATTTGCTGTGGAGTGGCAACGCTTATTTGCAAATTATTAAAAATTCGTTTGGGCAAATTATTAAACTGCGACACCTGCCTGCACTGACTATGCGCTATACAAGTACGCGCGGTGTGTATGCGCAATTAAGTAACCGCAGCCATGAGCCTATTTATTTTAATGCGGGCGAAATTATACATGTAAAAGAGTACGACCCCGGCCAAGGCATTTACGGTATACCGCAATATTATGGCGGTATTCAGTCGGCATTATTAAATGAAGATGCGACTTTATTTCGCCGCCGGTATTACAAAAACGGTGCGCACATGGGTTTTATATTTTCAATGGCTGATCCTAATTTAAGCGCTGAAGATGAAACGGCATTAAAAGATGCTATACGCGATAGCAAAGGCGTGGGTAACTTTAGAAGTTTGTTTTTTAATTTTCGTAGCAATAAGGCCGATGCTGAAAAAGCGATAAACATTACACCGGTTGGCGATATATCAACTAAAGATGAGTTTGAGCGGATTAAAAAAATTACGCTTAACGATATGCTAAGTATGCACCGCGCGCAAGAAGCGCTAAGCGGCCAGTCGTCTGGTGATAAAAACGGCTTTGGCGACTTAGATAAAATTACCCGTGCCTATTACAACAATGAAGTTGTGCCAATGCAGCAAGATGTTTTAGGTATTAATAATTATTTGCCTGCAGCGCAGCGCATTGAATTTAAAGAGCCTGAATATTCAGACCTTAACCCAACACCCAAGGAAGACGCATGAGCTGGATAGATATAGTTGAATTTATTAAACAGTGGGGGCAGTTGCTTATGTTGAGCTTTTTAGCGGCGGCTATACAAATGTATTTAAGCCGTAAGGTGTTTACGTTTTTTCATTATTTTATGAGTGTGTTAATTGCTGTTTTTGCGGCGTACTTGGCGGCTATGTTTTGCGAGTGGCGGCAATTTGATGAAAGCTTAAAAACGGGTGTTATTGGTGTAACCGCTTATGCGGCCCCGCACATTTTGGAGGGGATCAATAAATTTATTGAAACGTTTAGCAAAGACCCAAAGGGCTTTATTAAATTAATTAGAGGTGGCAAATAATGGGATGGCTTAAAACACTGGTTTCATTCATCACTGACCCAATAGCCGACTTAACCGGCGGCTATGTTGAGCGTAAACGCATAGCGGCCGAAATGGCTGCCGATGTTGCACGCGCTGAAAACAACTTTAAAATTGCCCAGTTTGAAGCTAAAGCAAAGCGCTGTATGCAGGCCGAGCAAAACGCCGATTATGATTTTCTTGTTTTAAAGAACCGCGACAAAACCATCATGGATGAAGTGATCATTCTATTCTTTTTAGGCTTGTTTGTTTGCCACTTTATACCGGTAATGCAGCCGTACATGCATAAGGGCTGGCAAGCAATGGGCTATGAAGGTGCGCCCTGGTACTTTGAATTTGTGATTGTAGGTATTGCCGTTTCAACGCTTGGGTTAATGCGGTTGTTTAGGGCGTTTTGGGGCGGTAAGGATAAAGGGAATAAAAGCGTTAGGGGGAGCTAGCGCTTAATCGAATATCTATTTAAACTCTTTAAATAGATCATCATAAACCTTTTGTT